GCAACCATTATATTATTCGGATAATTGTTTTGGAACAGCGGATGCGATTGCATTCAGAAAAAATTTGCTTAGGATTCACGATTATAAGTCGGGTGTAGTTCCCGCACATATGGAGCAGTTAGAAATTTATGCTGCTCTTTTTTGTTTGGAATACGGTCCAAAACTTGGATTTAAACCAAACGATATTGATATGGAACTCCGTATTTATCAATCAAACGAAGTTTTATATCATAAGCCGGCAGGCGATGAAATTATTCCGATTATGGATAAAATAATATCTTTCGATAAGTTAATAACAAAAATCAAAGAACAGGAGGGGTAAACTATGAATCCTATTGAGGATGATATCTTGATGCATTATGGAGTTAAGAAACGCTCCGGTCGCTATCCTTGGGGTTCAGGTGATAACCCTTATCAACATAGCGGCGATTTTCTTAGCAGAGTTCAAGAATTGGAAAAACAAGGATTAACGCAAAAAGAAATAGCTGAAGCTATGGGACTGGATTCAACAACGCAACTTCGAGTAGCTCGTAAAGTTGCTAAAAATGAAAGACGAGCTTTAGAGGTCGATAGAGCCAAATCTTTACAATCGGATGGCTACAATGTTTCAGAAATCGGCAGAATTATGGGAAAGAATGAGTCTTCTATTCGTTCTCTTCTTAATGCTGATTCAGAAGCTCGAATGAATTCCGCAGCGACAACTGCTAAAATATTGAAAAATGAATTAGCTGAAAAAGGTGTAATCGATATTGGGGCGGGTGTTGAAAGAGAACTTGGCGTGTCTCGTAATACTTTGGAAGAGGCTATATTTATGCTGGAAGCTGAAGGATATGCGAGAGATGGTGTTGGTATTCCACAACCTTTAAACAAAGGTAAACAAACTAATGTGATGATTCTACATAATCCTGATATCACTGTAAAAGAAATTTATGACGATACCTCATTAATAAAATCTGTTGGTGATTATCACTCTGTAGACGGCGGTATATCTTTTTATAAAAGAGAATACCCAGCAAGCATTGACTCTGACAGAATCAGTATTAGATATGCTGAAGATGGTGGTATTGGAAAAGACGGTGTTATCGAAATTCGTAGAGGTGTAGCCGATTTGGATTTGGGTAATTCACATTATGCTCAGGTTCGTATTTTGGTTGATGGTACTCATTATCTAAAAGGAATGGCTATGTATTCGGATGACATGCCGGATGGTGCGGACATTGTCTTTAACACTAATAAGAAATCAGGCACTGATAAAATGAAGGTGTTAAAAGAAATAAACAATGACCCAGAAAATCCTTTTGGTGCTTATATAAAAGCCGACGGCCAAAGTTGGTATGATGCACCAGATGGAACAAAGAAACTATCAGCTATCAACAAATTAAAAGAAGAAGGCGAATGGGATAAAATGTCCAAGAACCTCTCTTCTCAATTCTTATCAAAGCAACCAATGAAACTCATTAACAAACAGTTGGATTTAACTTATGCTGATGCAGAAGCAGAATATGATTTAATATGTTCATTAACTAATCCAGCAGTTAAGAGAAAAATGTTAATGGAGTTTGCGGGTAGTTGTGATTCTGCGGTTGTACACTTGAAAGCGGCCGCATTACCAAGACAACAAACAAGAGTTATTCTTCCCCTCACTCAAATGAAGGAAAATGAAGTATATGCTCCATATCTTAATAATGGTGAAAAAGTTTGTTTGATAAGATATCCTCATGGTGGCGTATTTGAAATACCGGAATTAACGGTTAATAACAAAAACGCTTCAGCTAAGAAGATACTCGGTAACGCTATTGATGCCATTGGTATTAATCAAAAAGTTGCTGAGAAATTATCGGGTGCTGACTTTGACGGAGACACAGTTGTTGTAATTCCAGTTAATGATAAGGTTAGAGTTAAATCGGGTTCCACCCTGAAAGACCTTAAAGATTTTGATGCTAAAATTGAGTATTCCACTGCTGGAAAAGAAGGCGTTCGACTGATGAAGAAGACCGAGATTGGTCGAGAAATGGGAATGATATCTAATCTTATTACAGATATGACATTGAAAGGTGCGCCTGAAAGTGAAATAGCAAGAGCCGTTAAACATAGTCAGGTTGTTATCGATGCATATAAACATAAATTAGATTATAAGCAATCAGAGAAAGACCAAGGTATTGCAGAGTTGAGAAAAAGATACCAGCCCAAATATGATGAAGATGGCAATGTTGTCGGTGGCGGCGGTGCTTCAACTTTACTATCCAAAAGAAAGCAGGATGTAAGAATCCCAGAGAGACAAGGTAGCGGAACAATAGACCCTGATACGGGCAAAGTTACCTATAAGGAGTCTGGTAGAACTTATTTTGACCCTAAGACTGGTAAAACTGTAAACGCTACCACTACAGTAAAACTCTTATCTACTATAGATGATTTACATACCCTCTCTTCTGGCACCCCACAAGAAAGTGCATATGCGGATTATGGTAATAAAATGAAAGCCCTTGCTAACAAGGCCCGTAAAGAACATCAAGCTACTGGGCGTCTGGAGTATTCGAGTAGTGCTAAGGCTACCTATCAAAACGAAGTAAACTCCCTACTGTCTAAACTTAATATAGCAGAAAAGAACGCCCCCAAAGAACGTCGTGCACAAGCACTGGCTAACTCTATTATTAAGACCAAACAGCAAGACTATGACATCACTGATAAAAAAGAGCTTACTAAAATCAAACAGATGGCACTAAATGACGCCCGTTCTTCTGTTGGTGCGAGTGGTAAAGATTCTCGAATAACCATAACAGATAGAGAATGGGAAGCTATACAAGCTGGTGCTATTAGTGATTCTAAGCTGACACAGATACTACGATACACTAAACCTGAAGAAGTTAGAGAAAAGGCAATGCCTAAAGCAACAACTCAATTATCTACTGCTCAAGTCAATAAGATTAAGAGTATGAAGAACTCAGGTTATAGCATTGCTGAAATAGCTGAATCACTTGGTAAATCTACATCTACAGTTTCTAAATACCTTAACAGTTGAAAGGAAGTGAGCAATTAAGTTATGATGAAATGTTTGATTACAACAACTGATAATCCTTTTTGTCCTTTTGAACAGTTTGACTCTTGGTATAGATTTGATACTGAAAAAGGTTACAACACATCTTGCTATTTAGCACGAGTTGCTCAAACTTCCGATAGATTCACAGAAGCTGAGAATGAAAGAGAAATGGAAAGAGCAATTGACGAGATTATCAAGTATGATTTTAGAAACATCTACAAAAAAGTTAAAAAGAATGTTGAAGATGATTGATATATAAATCAAATACCCCCACCCCTTTTTAACTTTGATGAAAGAAAAACTTAATACTGTGGACGGATTAAGAGGTTGTTATAACGCAGCCTCTTTTTCTTTTGTCCTTTTTAGCGTCTTATTTCCAAAAAATTCAAGGAAATCTCGCTAAATCTACTACAAAATTAAACTTCGGAGAATAATCACAACCCCTAAATGGCATAGGGGGGTCTCGCGAAAATGCTACCCCCTCCTGCATCGCGGCGGTCTTAAAAATTTCTCCGGGGGGATATTTTAGGGTGCCCTTTCCAGTTTAATAGAGTATTTAAAAGAGCTTACAAGGTCGTTTGGTGCTGCATGCCATAAATGCCCTCCTAAGATTTGTATTTGGAATTCATATTTCTTTCTCCTTTCGGTGAATTATAATCAGCGGTCTTGTAAGTTCCTTTAAATACTCTATTAAAACTATGGTAAAAGTAGCACAAAACTGTAAGAAAGGAGACGGTAAGGTTGGCAAAAAGCAAAGCCTCAGATTCTTCTGCTTCGCCAAAAAAGATGAGACCGGCTCTTACGCCGGAAAACAGAGAGAATCAGCTTATCTCTTTAGCTGTTGACCTTGCTGAAAAACAATTACGAGAGGGAACGGCATCTTCACAGGTTATTTCTCATTTCCTGAAACTTGGTTCATCATCATACAAGGCGGAGAAAGAAATGCTTGAGAAGCAAAAAGCATTAGTTGATGCAAAAATTGAAAACTTAAAGTCTGTTCAGCGTAATGAAGAGTTGCTTGAGAAAGCAATCGAAGCTATGCGTATTTACGGAGGTAGAAGCAATGAAGAGGAATAGATCTTATTCTGAATTGATAAGACTTGATACCTTTGAAGACAGATTTGATTATCTTTATCTTGGCGGAGGTGTTGGTGAAGAAACTTTCGGATGTAATCGATACTTGAATCAGGTATTTTACAGGTCAAAAGAATGGAAAAAGTTCAGACGAGATATCATCGTTCGTGATTTAGGATGTGACCTCGGCATAGAGGACCGAGAAATCAAACACGGGATAATTATAATCCACCATTTAAATCCGATAACTATAGATGATATTATTCAGAAAAGAATTGAGGTTCTTTTGAATCCCGAAAACGTAATCTGCACCAGCGAAAACACACATAAAGCTATTCATTATAGTGATAAAGAATTGTTAATTTTAAATCCGATAGAACGGACGAGAAATGATACTTGCCCTTGGAGGCATTAAATTATTAAAAGGAGGTCATAACAATGGCTAAAAAGAAAAACGAAAACGCAAATGTTGAAACCCCGGAAATTGTGAAAGGCGAGCAAACACCAAACGAGAACGAAGAAGTTACAACTCCGAAAGAAACTACTTCTGCTAAAAAAGAAGAAAAGAAAAAGACAATCGGCGTTGTTACCAACTGTGTTAAGTTGAATGTTCGTAATAAGCCGGAAGATAAGGCTAAGATTCTCACAGAAGTTCCGGTTCTTGCCGAGCTTGAAATCGACAAGGAGAAATCCACAGACAAGTGGTACAAAGTTACAACTGCTTCCGGAATCAGCGGTTTCTGTATGAAGCAATTTGTTTCGGTTGAAAGATAGGTGAAATTACAATGAAAAGCATACTGACATCAGTAAAGAAAGTAAATGGAATTTCCGAAAGCGATACGACCTTTGATAGTGAAATCATACTTCATACTAACACGGTATTCTCTGTGTTGTGTCAACTTGGTGTCGGTCCTGCTAACGGCTTTTCCATTGAAGACGCTTCTGCATTGTGGACAGACTTCATTCCGGAGTCAAGCCCAAAATACAAAAAGCTTAACGATGTTAAATCGTATGTCGGTTTAAGAGTTAGGTTAGTATTTGACCCACCAACAAGTTCGAGTCTGCTTACAGCTATGAAAGAAGAAGTAAAAGAACTTGAATGGCGAATCAATGTTGAAGCCGAAACAAAGGAAACAGAATGAAAGGAGAAAAATTCAAAATGGAAAACAATACATTACAACACCACGGCATCAAAGGTATGAAGTGGGGTGTCAGAAGAACACCTGAACAACTATCAAGAATGAAGGGTCGCATTGATACTACATCCGGTATAGTTAAGGAAGCTAAGAATATTAATGATTCAGTTTCTAACATTCGTTCAACCACTGCGAAAAAACCGGACTTGTCTAAAATGACAGACCAAGAGTTGAGAGACAGAGTTAATCGCATGAATCTCGAACAGCAGTTTTCACAGCTCTCAAGTCGAAAGATTTCAAAAGGCGAACAATATGTAAAGAATACTCTTGAAATTGCAGGAAACACTCTTGCGGTTGCAGGTTCGGCAGTTGCGATTGCTGTAGGAATTCAGCAGCTAAGAAATAAAATCTGAGGTGAAAATTTATGGCATTATCTAACACTGCCGTCCCAAAGTATTACGGCATGTTCAGAGATGCCGTACTTCGTGGTGAAATTCCCGTATGTGATGAAGTATCAATGGAAATGAATCGAATTGACGACCTCATTGCAAATCCGGGAGTTTACTATGACGACCAAGCTGTTGAGGGCTGGATTCAATATTGCGAAAACGAACTCGTCCTGACAGATGGTTCTGATTTAAAATTATTGGACACCTTTAAATTATGGGGCGAACAGATTTATGGTTGGTACTACTTCGTAGAAAGAAGCATCTATGAGCCTAATCCTGATGGACACGGTGGACATTATGTTAATAAGCGAATTAAAAAGCGTTTAATTAACAAACAGTATCTTATTGTAGCTCGTGGCGCGGCTAAATCTATGTACGCATCGTGTATACAAAGTTACTTCCTAAATGTTGACACTTCTACCACTCATCAAATCACCACAGCTCCTACGATGAAGCAAGCCGAAGAGGTTATGTCGCCAATTAAGACATCCATCATTCGTGCAAGAGGACCATTATTCAAGTTTCTTACCGAAGGGTCTTTACAAAACACTACTGGTTCGCGAGCAAACAGAGTAAAACTTGCAGCTACCAAAAAAGGTGTCGAGAATTTTATGACTGGTTCGTTACTCGAAGTCAGACCAATGAAAATTGATAAACTACAGGGTTTGCGTACTAAGTGTGCTACCGTTGACGAATGGCTTTCGGGTGATACCAGAGAAGACCCAATCGGTGCGATTGAACAAGGTGCCTCAAAAGAACAAGGCAGTGCCGAGAACAATGACTACATTATTCTGGCAACGAGTTCAGAGGGTACAGTTCGTAATGGTTGTGGCGATACAATCAAAATGGAGTTAATGCAAATCTTAAAGGGTGATTATGTTGCCCCAAATGTTTCGATTTGGTATTACAAACTCGATAAGGTTGATGAAGTATCAGACCCTGCTATGTGGATAAAGGCTAATCCTAATCTTGGTAAAACCGTTTCGTATGAAACTTATCAATTGGATGTTGAAAGAGCCGAAAATAATCCGGCTGTAACTAATGATATCCTTGCTAAGCGTTTCGGCATTCCAAGAGAGGGTTATACATATTACTTCACCTATGAAGAAACACTTCCTCATAGAAAAAGGAGCTTCTGGCAGATGCCCTGTGCTCTTGGTGCCGACTTATCACAAGGCGATGACTTCTGTGCATTTACATTCTTGTTTCCTTTGGGAGACGGTTCTTTTGGTGTAAAAACCAGAAACTATATTTCGGAAACAACACTTATGAAGTTGCCTGCGGCGATGAGACAGAAATACGATACTTTTATGGCTGAGGGAAGTCTTATAGTATTCGACGGTCCAATTTTGGATATGATTGATGTTTACGAAGACCTCGATGCTCACATTATAGATTGTGGTTACGATGTTCGTTGTATCGGTTACGACCCATATAACGCAAAAGAGTTCATTGAAAGATATGCTGCTGAGAATGGTGAATTCGGTATTGTAAAAGTTCCTCAGGGAGCTAAAACCGAATCAGTTCCACTCGGTGAGCTTAAGAAACTTTCGGAAGAAAGAATGCTTCTGTTTGATGAGGATTTAATGACCTTTGCCATGGGTAACTGTATAACATTAGAAGATACAAACGGAAACCGTAAACTATTTAAGAAGCGTGCTGACCAAAAGATTGATGCTGTTGCGGCTATGATGGACGCATACATAGCATACAAACAAACGAGAGACGCTTTTGAATGATGAACCTTTTTATAGGTTCTTTTTTTTATGCCCAAATTCAGGAGGTGATTCAATAATGGAAAATACGATAGGGTCAAGAGTAAAACGCGCTTGGAACGCTTTTCTCAATCGTGACCCTACACTTTATCACAGAGATTTAGGCGTTAGTTATTCATATAGACCCGATAGACCACGACTTACCAGAGGTAACGAACGGTCTATTGTTGCATCGGTTGTAAACCGTATTGCTTTAGATGTTGCCGCGATTGATATTCAACATGTCGATTTAGACGAAAACAACAGATTTCTATCTGTTAGAAAGTCTAACCTTAATAATTGTTTGACTTTAGAAGCGAATATTGACCAGACAGCACGAGCATTTAAACAGGATGCGGCGATGTCGATGCTTGATGAAGGCTGCATAGCCATTGTTCCGGTTGACACACTTGGCGACCCAATAGTGAGCGAATCATATGAGATTTACACACTAAGAGTCGGAAGAATTGTACAGTGGTACCCGAAAGATGTTCGAGTAGAACTGTATAACGAGAACAAGGGTTATAAAGAAGAAATCGTAGTGCCTAAATATATGACTGCTATAATCGAAAATCCGTTATATGCGGTTATGAATGAGCCTAACTCCACACTTCAGAGGCTCATAAGAAAACTTAATCTATTAGATGTTATTGATGAACAAAGTGGTTCTGGAAAGTTAGATTTAATTATCCAGCTCCCTTATGTAATCAAGACACCTGCAAGACGTCAACAAGCCGAAGATAGGCGTAAGGATATAGAGGAACAGTTGTCCGGTTCTAAGTATGGTATCGCTTATACCGATGGTACAGAGCGTATTACTCAGTTGAATCGTTCAGTAGACAACAATCTAATGAAACAGATTGAATACCTGACGAGTATGCTGTACAGCCAGTTAGGAATCACTCAGAGTATATTAGATGGCACTGCTGATGAGAAAACAATGCTTAATTACCACAACAGAACCATCGAACCTATTCTATCCGCACTTGTTGATGAGATGAAACGAAAGTTTCTATCTAAAACCGCTCGGTCACAACATCAGTCGATCGTGTTCTACAGAGACCCGTTTAAACTGGTTCCCGTTCTTGAGCTTGCTGAAATCGCTGACAAATTTACTCGTAACGAGATAATGTCAACAAACGAATTCAGACAAACAATTGGAATGAAACCGTCAGACGACCCGAGAGCAGATGAACTTAGAAACAAAAATCTTAGTGAACCAGCCTCCAATAAAGTAGAACCGGTGAAAAACGAATCTTCGTCAGACGCGATTGAGACCGAAAAGAAATCTTTAAAGGAGGAAAATCAAAATGGAGAAATTTGACTTCAGTGGCTGGGCTACCATACATAATGTTAGATGCACTGACGGAAGAACAATTACCGAAGAAGCATTTAAACATTGTGACGGCAAAAAAGTTCCATTGGTCTGGAATCATCAGCATAACGACCCAACCAATGTATTAGGTCATGCATTTCTTGAGTACCACGATGAAGGTGTTAAAACCTTCGGTTTCTTCAATGATACGCTTAAGGGTCAAGAAACAAAGCTTGCTCTTGAACACGGCGATATTGTTGCTTTGTCCATTTACGCAAATAATTTGCAGGAAATTGGACCAATCAATGCTCGCGATGTGATTCACGGTGATATCAAGGAAGTAAGTCTGGTTCTCGCTGGTGCAAATCCTAAAGCATTTATCGATATGGTTATGAGCCATTCCGATGATTCAGATAGCGCCTCAGCAGTCATCTACACAGGCGAGCCTCTTTCTCTCTATCACTCAGACGACCATCCAAACGATGACGACGATAAAGACAAAGAGAATAAAGGTGTAACAAATGACACACCTGCTGCTTCTAATGATGAACCTGAGGAAAAGCCCGAAGAAAAGAAACCATCCGTTGAGGAGCCAACTTCTGAGCCTAAACCTGAAGAAAAGGGTGATGGCGAAAAGAAAGAAGACCCCGCAACAATCAGTCATTCCGATGACAACGACAAGCCCAAAGAGGGCGAAACTCTCGGCGATGTGCTCGCTACATTAAACGATAAGCAGAAAACGGCAGTTTATGGAATAATCGGCGGAGTTCTTCCGAATAACGATGATGAGCCATCAAACGAGGATGAAACCAAAAATAATTTATCTCATAAGGAGGATAACACAATGAAAAACAATGTATTTGACCAGAACGGTGTTAAGAATACACAGTCTGGCGCTATTAGCCACTCTGATATGATGGCTGTAATTAACGATGCAAAGCGTTATGGTAGCATGAAAGAAAGTGCTCTTCAGCACGGCATCACTGAAATCGAAACTTTGTTCCCGTTCGGTAAAGATGACGGAAGAAATGTAACTCCTACACCTATCTTTATTGACCGCGACACAGGTTGGGTAAAGAAGGTTATGGCTTCTGTTCACCACACACCTTATTCTCGTATCAAGTCACTCTTTGCTGATATCACAGCAGATGAAGCAAGAGCACTTGGTTATATGAAAGGTAATCTTAAGAAGGAAGAAGTATTCACCTTACTTAAGCGTACAACAGCTCCTACAACTGTTTATAAGAAGCAGAAGTTGGAAAGAGACGATGTAATCGATATCGTGGATTTCGATGTAATCGCTTGGATTAAAGCTGAAATGAGAGGCAAACTCGACGAGGAATTGGCTCGTGCATATCTGATTGGTGACGGTCGTCTTGGCGACAGTGACGATAAGATTAAAGAGGATTGTATTCGTCCTATCTGGACAGATGACGAGAAACTCTTCACAATCAACAGACTCGTTGAATCTGACGGAACCGAGGAAGGTCGTGCTAAAGCATTCATCAAGTCAGCTATCAAGGCTCGTAAGAACTATAAGGGTTCTGGTAGTCCTACTCTGTATACAACAGAAGATATGCTTACTGAAATGCTTCTTCTTACAGACAACAACGGTCGTGACCTTTACGAAGACGAAACCAAGCTTGCTAAGAAGCTTCGTGTAAAGGAAATCATCACTGTTCCTGTTATGGAAGGTGCTACTCGTGAATACGACGGCGGCAATCGTGCACTTCTTGGTATCATCGTAAATCTTAACGATTACAATGTTGGTGCCGATAAGGGTGGTGCTGTTAATATGTTCGACGACTTCGATATCGACTACAACGCTCAGAAGTATTTGATTGAAACTCGTTGTTCTGGCGCACTTATTAAGCCGTTCTCTGCTATCGTTCTTGAAGAAACAGTAGCTGCCGGCTAATAGAGGAGAAAATTCAAAATGGCAAAATGGCACGGAAAAATCGGCTACGCTAAGATGATAGAAACATCTTCGGGGGTTTTTGAAGAAAAAATCATTACATATGAATACCGTGGTGATTTAAATCGAAACACCCGGCGACTCCAAGGCTCTAACGAACTCAATGATAATATCGTAGTTGCAAATGAGATTAGCATCGTAGCCGACCCATTTGCCAGAGATAATTTTCACGACATACGATATGTTGAGTTTATGGGTACAAACTGGAAAGTTTCTAATGTCGAAGTTCAGTATCCGAGACTTATATTGACATTGGGAGGTAAATACAATGAGCGAAAATCAACTTGAAAAAAGTAGACTCGAATTACACGAGATTTTGTGCGATTGTCTTGGTAGTCGGGAAGCTTATTTTCAGCCTCCAACAAATGTCGAAATGACATACCCAGCAATAGTGTATTCGAGAGATAATATCGGAAACACTTTCGCAGATAACAAAGTTTATTTGCAATCGCACGCATACAAAGTCATCGTGATGGATAAAAGTCCAAACAGTAAAATTGTTGCAAGAGTTTCGTTGCTTCCGCATTGTAGATTCGTTCAACATTACAAACTGGACAACCTCAATCACGATGTTTTTATTATTAATCATTAAAGGAGGATACCTAAATGAAAATCACTTGGGATAATGTCGGCGAGCGTTTCTTTGAAGCCGGCGTAGAAAAAGGCGTACTTTATCCTTTTACCGACAATCAGTATAAGGGTGGTGTGCCGTGGAACGGTCTTACTGCTGTTACAGAAAGTCCTTCCGGTGCAGAGCCTACAGCTTTGTGGGCAGACGATATCAAGTATCTCAACTTGATGTCAAATGAAGATTATAACGCTACTATTGAGGCGTACACATATCCTAAACAGTTTGAGGAATGTGACGGTTCTAAGGAAATTGCACCCGGCGTTGTAATCGGTCAGCAGAAGCGTAAAACATTTGGCTTCTCTTATGTTACTAAAGTTGGTAACGATGTTGATGGCGTTGACCACGGTTATAAGCTTCATCTCGTTTATGGATGTCTTGCTTCTCCATCAGAGAAAGGTCATTCTTCAGTAAACGAATCACCTGAAGCTATGACTTTATCTTGGTCTGTTTCAACAACACCTGTAACTGTTCCGGGATTCAAGCCTACAGCAACAGTTACAATCAACAGTACAACTGTTAATGCTGACGAGCTTGCAGCTCTTGAAGCAATTCTTTATGGTTCAGAAGAAGCAGAACCTCGTTTACCGCTTCCTGAAGAACTCATCACAATCTTTAAGTCCAGCGCAGTAGCACAGGGCTAATATTTTAAATAGGACGGGGATGTATTCAGGTAATGCTGGCATCTCCGTTTATATTTTTCAATTTTGAAAGGAGAAAATTAAAAATGCGTAAAGAAACAATCACTTACCCTGATTATAACGGTAATGAAAGAACAGAGGACTTCTATTTTAATCTCTCTAAACAAGAGGTTTATGAAATGGAAATGACAACAAATGGCGGTCTTGTTGAAATGGTACAGCAAATCGTAAAGGCAAAAAATGTACCAGCTATTGCTGATATTTTCAAGAGCTTTATCTTGAAAGCATACGGCGAAAAGAGTCCGGATGGTAAATACTTTAATAAAATCGACGAAAAGACAGGTAGACCATTATCTGAGAGATTCGCACAGACAGAAGCATTCTCGATTCTGTATATGTCGCTTGCTCAGGATGATAAAAAGGCTGCTGACTTCTTCAATGATGTTATTCCAAAACCGGATAAGCAGGCACCAGCTCCGCATCCCGCCACAAATTAAGATGAAAATAATTGGAGGAATAAGAAATGCTTCGCTTGACAATACCAGCTCAAGAATTTTGGGATGAGAAAAATGAAATGTTCATCAAAACAAAAGAGCAGGTTTTAACATTAGAACATTCTCTTGTCTCTCTTTCCAAATGGGAATCAAAGTGGTGTAAACCTTTTATTACAAAAGGTGTGAAGACCACAGAAGAAACCATTGACTATATAAAATGTATGACCCTAACCCAAAATGTTAATCCGATGATTTACTCATTAATAACGGATGAACACATTGAAAAGGTAAATAAGTATGTTGATGCTCCTATGACTGCAACTTGGTTTAGCGATGACGACGAACCAAAAGGAAAAGGTAATAGTGAGCAAGTTACGAGTGAACTTATCTATTATTGGATGATTGCATTTGGAATACCTTCCGAATATCAGAAATGGCATTTAAATCGATTACTTACTCTTATTAAAGTTTGTAATGCGAAGCAAAAGCCACGCAAAAAGAAGTCTATGAAAGAGATTATGAGTCGTAATCGAATGATAAATGAAGCTCGTAAGAAGAAGTACAACACTACTGGATAAGGAGTATCTATATGATTAGTTTCAGACAAAAGGGCGACTTTTCTAAAATCACTCGGTTCTTAGAAAAAGCTAAAGAGGCTGTTCGCCTCGGAGACCTCGACAAATATGGTCGAGAAGGTGTAGCCGCCCTTGCGTCTGCGACACCAGTAGACTCCGGACAAACAGCAAACTCGTGGTATTACGAGATAGAAAACAGAAGCGGTTCGGCAACGATTTCGTTTCACAATTCAAATATTCAAAATGGAGTTCCCATTGCCATCATATTACAGTATGGTCACGGTACGGGAACAGGCGGCTGGGTTCAGGGTCGAGATTATATCAATCCTGCAATTCAGCCTATTTTTGACAAAATTGTAAAAGAAGCATGGAAGGAGGTTACTAAGCTATGAGTGCAGAAGTTGAATCGAAAGTTCTTGAGATGCGGTTTGACAATAAACAGTTTGAAGCAAATGTTCAAACCAGTTTAAATACAATCGAGAAACTCAAACGGAGTTTAAATCTTACCGGAGCGATAAAAGGTTTAGAGAATGTTGCCTCTGCTGCTAAGAATTGTAATATGTCTGGTATGAGTACGGCTGTAGAAACTATTCAGGCAAAATTCTCGGGACTTGAAGTTATGGCAGTAACCGCTTTAGCTAATATTACAAACTCAGCAGTAAATGCTGGAAAAAGAATGGTGTCGGCTTTAACCCTTGACCCTATAAAAACGGGTTTTAATGAATACGAAACCAAAATAAATTCTATTCAGACAATTATGTCAAATACTGCGAGTAAAGGAACTTCTATGGAAGATGTTACTCGTGTTATTGGTGAGTTAAATACATATGCCGACAAAACGATTTATAACTTTGCTGAAATGACAAGAAATATTGGTACATTTACGGCTGCGGGTGTAGGATTGGAAGAATCCGCGGCGGCAATTCAAGGTATAGCAAACTTGGCAGCCGCTTCCGGTTCAAGCTCACAGCAAGCTTCTACCGCGATGTATCAGTTATCACAGGCATTGGCGGCAGGTACAGTTAAACTTATGGACTGGAACTCGGTAGTTAATGCCGGTATGGGTGGTGAAAAGTTCCAAGAAGCGTTGAAAGCCACCGCCAGAGACCATGGTATAGCTGTCGATGATATGATTAAGAAAAATGGTTCGTTTAGAGAATCTTTACAAGAAGGTTGGATAACAGCCGACATTCTTAACGAAACTTTAAATAAATTTACCGTTGACGGTGCAAAGAAATACGCTCAAAGTATGATTGAATCCGGAAAATGGACACAGGAACAAGCCGATGCTCTTGTTAAAGAAGCTCAGGCTATGGAAGACGCGGCAACAAAAGTTAAAACCTTTACCCAGTTATGGGACACATTAAAAGAATCAGCTCAATCCGGATGGTCACAAACTTGGGAAATCATTGTTGGTGACTTTGAAGAAGCAAAAGAAATGTTCTCAAATGTATCGAAGGTTCTCGGAGATATGATTGGTGCATCAGCAGATGCGAGAAACGAAGTTCTTCAGGGTTGGAGCGATTTGGGTGGTCGAACGGTTTTAATCGAAGCGCTCAGTAATGCTTTTGAAGCAATTATGTCGGTTGTCAAACCAATTAAAGAAGCATTTAGCGAAATCTTCCCTCCTGCAACGGCACAACAGCTTATGAATTTTACTGAGAGATTGAGAGATTTAACTGCAAATTTAATATTAAGCGGTCCAGCAGCAGAGAGTCTTAAGAATGTATTCAAAGGACTCTTTTCTATTGTCCAGATTGGCATTAAAGTTATTAGCGGTCTTGTACAAGGTGCGATAACACTTATTGATGCCGTTCTTCCGGTTGGAGGCGGAATATTATCAGTATCTGGGTCTATTGGTGAATTTATAAGCAAGATAAACGAAGCTTTAAGCGGAACCAATATATTTGCTACTGTATTTGGAACCTTGGGTTCTATTATTTCACCAGTTGCAACAGCAATAGGAAATGCTTTAAAAGGTATATCTGATGGTGTCGATAACCTTGGCGGTATAATTGGTGTGATTGAAAAAGTAGTAAGCGGAATCCAATTTGTCTTTAGTAAAATTAAGAGTGTTGTCTCAAGTGCTATGGACAGTTTAGGCTTCGATTCACTTGTAGATGCTGTAAACAGCGGATTGTTTGCAGGAATCTTACTTGGCATTAACAAATTCATTAAATCATTAACAAATATTACATCTAATGGACCGGGAATTATAGGTGGCATACGGGATATTTTGGATGGTGTGAGTGGAAGTCTACAGGCTTTTCAATCACAGTTAAAAGCTGGAGCTTTGTTAAAAATAGCCTCTGCTATTGCTATCTTGGCTGGCTCGTTAGTTGTTTTATCAATGATTGATGAAGGTAAATTAACTTCTTCTCTTGGAGCTATTACAGGTCTATTTATTGAATTATTCGGTTCTATGACCATATTCGAGAAAATAGCCGGTGGAAGTGGATTTAAATCTATGGGTAAAGTTTCAAGAGCTATGATAGGAATATCTACTGCGGTTCTTATTCTTTCGGCGGCTATGAAAAACCTTGCATCATTATCTTGGGATGAGATTGGTAGAGGTTTGACAGCTACAGTTGCTGGATTAGGAACCTTAATCGGCGCAATTTATCTATTGCCAAAAGACACGACCACCAAAACGGGAAGCCTAATAGGACTTTCAACAGCATTGGTTATTTTATCCGGTGCATTAAAGGTTATGGGGTCTATGTCTTGGGATGAAATCGGTCGAGGTCTTACGACTTTGGCTGGTTCATTAGCAATATTAATAGGTTCTATGCATTTGATGAAATCTGCGGTAGCTGGTGCAGCATCAATGCTTATTATATCTTCTGCATTGGTTGTCTTGTCCGGTGCTTTAAAAATAATGGGCACTATGTCTTGGGACGAGATAGGCAGAGGACTAACAGTTTTAGCAGGCTCGCTGGCTATATTGGTAGGCTCTATGCATTTGATGACTTCTGCTTTAGCAGGAGCCGCTTCAATGCTTGTTATATCCTCAGCACTTTTGGTTTTATCAGGTGCTTTAAAGGTGATGGCTACACTTTCTTGGGAAGAAATAGGAAAATGTATGACCACAATGGCAGGTTCGTTGTTAATTATGGCTGGAGCTACTGCACTTATGACATCGGCATTACCCGGAGCAGCGGCAATTCTTGTTATATCCGGAGCTTTAGCAATCTTAACCCCCGCACTACTTGCACTTAGTACAATGTCTTGGGAAGGTATTGCGAAAGGTTTGGTAGCTATGGCTGGTGCTTTCGGTGTTATTGGTGTTGCGGGTCTATTACTCGGACCAATATCTCCGATGATTTTAGCGTTGGGTGCGGCTGTTGCGTTACTTGGAGTGGGTTGTCTTGCTGCTGGAGCAGGACTTTTAGCTTTCTCCACGGCATTGGCGGCTTTAGCTGTATCCGGTACAGCAGGCGCGGCGGCACTTGTTACGGTTGTTGAGGGTATTATTGGTATGATTCCTTCTCTCGCGGCGGCTATTGGTATGGGTATAGTGGCAATGGCAGCGGCAATAGGAGCAGGTGCAGGAGCTATAATGACCGCGGTTACTCAAATCCTAAATGCAATTCTCCAAGCAATAATCGATGTTGCCCCTAAGGTTGCTGAAACGGTAACGGTTATATTAACTGAGATACTTGGTGTTATAGCAGACATAACGCCCAAAATTGTTGATACAGTTGTTACTTGTCTTTCTGCTGTTCTTGATGGTATTGTCGAGTTTGTACCTAAAATGGTTGAAGCTGGATTACAGATAATGACCGGATTCTTACAGGGTATAGCTGATAATATCGGCGGTGTTGTAGAAGCTGGTGTGAATATCATAACTGAATTCTTGACCGCACTTGGAAACGAACTACCAAGAATAGTTGACGCTGGTTTCCAAATGATGATTAGCTTCATCAATGGTCTTGCGGATAGTATATCAACTAATACGCCTGTACTTACGGCGGCAATTGGTAATTTGATGAATGCTGTTATAAATGCCGCGATTACACTTATTACTGGTTCTATCGGTAATTTCCTTAGTGCCGGTGCTAATGTGTTTGGCGGATTTATAAATGGTCTGAAGAGCAAAGTTTCTTCTATTATCAGCACAGTTTCATCAATGATATCTCAGGTTGTTTCCAATATCAAGTCAAAAGTTTCAAGCTTTGTAAGTGCCGGTGGTGAATTGATAAATGGTTTCATTAAAGGTATTAAGGATAAAATTAGTGGCGTTGTTAATGCTGCTAAAGAAATAGGCTCTAAAGCGTTAAGCACGATTAAGAGTTTTCTTGGTATCGCATCACCATCAAAAGCATTTATCTCTATAGGTAAATTCGTGGCAGAAGGTCTTGCTCAAGGTATTCGTGATGAAACTTGGCAGGCAGTTAATGCTACAGCAGAAATGGCTGATAAAGTCAAGAAAGCAGCAAGTGGAACTTTTGAAGAAGTTGAGAAATACATCACAGATGCAAAACATTTCGACGAGTTGAGCCTTGCCGAAGAATTGGAAATCTGGGAAACATTTATTGCTCGATATGCAGAAGGAACAGAAGAGCGTCTGAAGGCTGAGAAGAAAGCTTATACGGTTTATAAAGCATTAGTTGACGAAAAGTATCAGCACTCAATGGACTGGATAGATCAGGAGAAATACTACAATCGCCTGAGTCTTGAAGAAGAGCTTGCGGCTTATGAGCGTGTTCAGGCTCGTTATAAATGGGGTTCAGAAGAATGGCTTAAGATGGAGCGTGAAAAATACAGGGTCAGAAATGAAATTGTAGATGCTTCATATCAGCACTCAATGGACTGGATAGATCAGGAGAAATACTACAATCGCCTGAGTCTATATGACGAGTTAGCAGCATACAAACGAGTACAGTCGAGATATGAACAGGGTACCGATGAGTATAAGAAAATGGCAAGGGAAATCTACAGAGTTCAAAATGAGATTAACGATGCCAATGAAAACTTCTACAAGGAATCCATCCGTATTCAGGAAGACTATCAAGACCAGAAATTGGCACTTGAGGAAGAATACGAAGCAAGAGTTAAAGAAATCAATGAGCGACTCGAAGCGGATATCAAAGCCGCAAACGACGCTTACGATGACGCACTCGAATCTCGAACTAAATCTTTGTATGATGCTTATAGTTTGTGGGATAAGGTTGAACCAAAAGAAACAGTCGATGGTGCAGACCTGTTTACAAACTTACAAAGTCAGGTCGACGCTTTTGAAGATTGGCAGAAAGACATAAATGAACTCGCTGGTAAAGGTATTAATGCTAAACTTCTTGAAGAACTTCAGGAAATGGGTCCATCTTCTGCTGCTGAAATCAAAGCATTGAACAAATTAAGCACTCACGAGTTAAATGATTATGTTGAGCTTTGGCAGGAAAAATACAATATGGCTAAAGAACAGGCAACATTTGAACTCGAAGATGTGCGTCAAGATACAAAGAACCAAATCAAGCAGTTAAGAGCTGATGCTAAAATCGAACTTGATGAGTACACAGAGATGTGGAATAAGCAAATGGCTGACCTCAAGGACGATATGAATGACCAGCTCGACGACTTACGCGATGATTGGATGGATACTATTGGTACTTTAAGAAAAGAAACTAAGAGCGAATTTACTACAATGACCGAAGAAATAACCAACATTATCGGTGAAAAGAATAGTTGGTCCGAACTTGGTTCTAATATTGTAGAGGGCGTTCTTCTTGGTATTGTTCAAAAGTCACCAGTTCTGACCGAGGGTGTAATTGACACTATGACTGCGGCTCTTGAAGCGGCTAAAGAAACTCTTGGAATTCAGTCGCCATCTAAAGCGTTTGCTGAACTTGGTATGTATTCAGACAAAGGATTCGCTGTTGGTCTTATGCAATATGCAAGTGTTGTTAGTTCATCTGCAACACAGGTTGGTAAAGAAGCAGTTTCGTCGTTATCAAATTCGATTTCTCGTATATCGAGTATGGTTACAGATGGAATGGACGCTGAACCAACTATAAGACCTGTGCTTGACCTTTCAAATATTCAAAATGGAGTAAAATCTGTTAATGGTATGTTCAATCCTAATAGAACCCTTTCTCTGGGCTTGAGTTTAGGAAGTACAATACAGCCACAGGCAGGAAATGACTCCTTTAAGAGCTTAAAAGATACTACGATAGCAGCTAACGACAAGGTTGTAAGTGCAATCGATTCGTTGAAAGAAGATGTTTCAACTTTAGCTGATGCTATCCGTAACATCAAACTCGTAATGGATACGGGAGCGCTGGTCGGTGCCATAAGCCCAGAAATGGACAGAAGCTTAGGGCAAATCGCAGCTTATAATAAAAGGGGGATTTAGATATGTATCATTCGGTATTTTTCGGAGGTAAAAACACTTGGGATGATTGGCATATCGTCCCCACTTCCCGTCCAGTTATCAAACCTCCGACAAAGAAAACTAATTACTTGGATATTCCCGGTGCCGATGGGGTTCTTGATTTATCGGAATCCCTCACCGGATATCCCGTTTATAACAATCGAGAAGGTTCGATAGAATTTCTTGTTATGAACGATTATCAACCTTGGGAAGTATTGTATTCTGCGATTTTGGAGCATATCCACGGTCAAAGAATGCAAATGATTCTCGAAGATGACGACCAATATTTTTACGAGGGCGTATTCGAGGTTGAGGATTGGCAATCAACAGTTCCTCGTTCCACCATCGTAATTAAATACAATGTTGGTCCTTATAAATGGAACATAAACAAGACAACAGACGATTGGTTATGGGACCCATTTAGTTTTGAATACGGAAAAATTCAGCCGGCTGTCTTCAGAGATATTTCTGTAGATAGTGACGATTGGGTTTTAAACGAATTTGATAAATATATGGTCGAGGCTGCTCCGGTATGCCCCGACTTTATTGTTTCGTCCGATGATGGTTTTGGAATGGATGTCTGGTATGTGAATGAAAAACTCGGAATTGACAAAGAAGTTCATCTTGATGATGGAACAACTTCGATTCCAGATTTTATTCTCTACGGTCAAACATCCTATAAACTTTACTTCAAAGGACACGGAACGGTTTCAATAGACTTTAGAAGCGGGAGGTTATAGTTATGTATAGCATATATAGCGATGGCGTTTGTATTCACAGTGCTAAAGCATTAACAAAAGAACACAAACTACTCAATCCAAAACTAACTCTAACCGACAATGCCGCTGGTTCATTGGATATCACCGTTCCACCGGGTAACGCCGGTTACGACAAGATTGAAAGAATTTCATCAGAGTTAGTTGTAAAGCGAAACGATGTTGAACTTTGGTCTGGTCGTGTAATCACAGAAAAAGGAGATTTCTGGAATCAAAGAATTCTTACCTGTGAAGGTGAACTCGCATATCTCAATGATACACATCAAGAGCCGGCGTCATACACCGATATAGATGTTGGTGATTTCTTAACCACGATATTGGATTTTCACAATTCAAAAGTCGGTGAAGATAAGCAATTTATATTAGGTGCCATTACAGTTCACGAAAATATAACTTGCACAACCAACTATGAAACAACTCTTGATTGTATCAATGAGAATGTAATAAATAAGCTGGGTGGTCACATTTCAATCCGTAAAGAGAACGGTGTTAGATATATCGATTACTTCGAGGATTATATGAACACTAACACACAAACAATCCAGTTTGGAAAGAACTTAGTTGACTTTACAAAGAATTGGGATATGACATCTTATGCAACTGTTATAATCCCACGAGGTGCAAGACTCGAAGACTCTCCTATTGAGGGACTTGAAGCATATTTAACCGTAGAAAGCGTAAATGCTGGTAGTATTTATGTTACTGACGAAAATGCTATTAAAGAACGCGGTTGGATTGAGGCTGTTGTTGACTTCGAGAATATTACAGACCCCGCCGAGTTATTGGAGAAAGCGAGAACTTATATTTCTGACACTCAGTTTGATAATCTCATAATTGAAGTGTCGGCGGTTGATTTACACTATTTGATGAAGAGTGAGGAACCGATAAAACTTCTCGACCAAGTGAGGTGTGTGTCTGTTCCGCACGGTTTGGATAAGATATTTCCAGTTTCACAACTTACCATTCCAATAGACCATCCTGAGAATGCTACCTATACCTTGGGTAGCGCCATCAGAACTTCTTTAACTTCTTCAAATAAGAAGACCAATTCGGAGATTATGCAGAAAATTGAAAATCTACCGAGTAAGGAAACAATCTTGAAGAAGGCCGCCGAAAATGCGGCAGAGATTATGAATCAGGCTACGAATGGTCATATAACCATTACCAAGATTAAGAATGATAATCAAACTGTAACAGAGTCGTTGTTTATTACTGATACAGAAGATTACCAAAAAGCAACTAAAGCTTGGCGATGGAACATCAATGGTTTAGCGTATTACAAAACAACCAATCCGGTTAATAACCCCATCAATTACGATACAACTAATCCTAAAGTGGCTATCACTATGGACGGTGCGATTGTGGCAGACTTTATCACAGTTGGTACAATGAGCGCTGACCGTATTCGTACGGGAATATTGGAATCGTCTGAAGAGTACGAAACTTGGTCTTCTACAAGGTCATATTCTTCAAGGACTAAAGTTTTTCATAGTGGTCGATATTGGCGTGCTATGCGATATGTTTATTCTGGAGTAGAACCCGGAGTCACATATTGGCAAGAAACCACAACATCTACAGGAGCTGTGACATTCGATTTTTACACGACATATTCCGCCGGAACCATAGTTTCTTATGATGACCGTTATTGGATTGCGCAAGCATCGGTGAGAAGATGTTATCCCGATAGGACTTATTGGGTTCAATCAAATAAGAATGTTATATTTGACTTGAATGAGGGTTCTCTTGAAATATCGTCTGGTAAAATTACTCTTGGTGATATGGATGATACTGGAACTCACAAATTCCAAGTCGATGACGATGGTTATTTACACGCATACTACGGTAAAATCGGGTCGTTTAATATAGACGAATATAGCATCTATAATAATTCGATTACCTTAAGTTCAAGAGGATTAAGTTTCAATCTTGACTCAGTAGAAATAGGACATTTTGCGACTCAAACTTGGGAAGCATCTACATCGGATAAAGGAATTGCTATGGGTATCGAAGAAGATATCTCTTACATTTCTTGGGGACATTACAATAGTGAATATGAGTTTTACGAAACAAAAATTCTATATACAGCTACCGAATTAGAGTTTGAATCGGGAGATTATACATATCCAAACACTATAGTTTTTGGTGCACCTGTTGATTTAAGCATGAGTTATCCATTTATGTATAAAAGAGGCAGTCGTATATACGAAACAACCACTTTAACCAGTGATGGAGCACCCGCACTTGTAAGATTACAAGCAGCAGACGGGGGTTATTGGGACGTATATATAGTCGGTGGAATGATAATGGATCGATGAGGTGATGTATATGGATAAAATTGGAATGCGCAAACCCACTGATAGATTAAAGGAAAAGGTAAAAGTTACAATCATCTACCAAGAAGGAGACGAATTTATAAATGAAAATCAGCAATATCAAAATGGAACAAATGCTGATGAGTCTGAAACCGATTCTCCCACAGCGTAACAAGATTGGCTACATTGCGGCGAGAAATACGAGAATTCTTAAGGATGCTTTGACTGAATATTTTCAGTTCAAGAATCAGTTGATTGAAAAGTACGGTGAGCCGGACACTGATGAGAACGGACGCGAGTCAATATCTATCAAGTTTGACTCACCAAACTTTGAACAATTTAACAAAGAGTTCTCCGATTTTGGAAACATCGAGCAGGATGTTCAAATTATGACCCTTAAGTATGAAGAGGTAATAGGATTCTTGAATGGAGAGGAAATTCTAACTTTATCTTGGATGCTTGAGGATTAAGGAGGCGAAGATAAATGGCGGATATATCTCAACATTTAAAAGCGATACAAACCGCTAAATATGGTGAAGAAGTCAGAGGGTCCATTCACGATGCGTTGGAAGCAATGAACAAAGAATCAAGTTCTGCTAAAGAAGTCGCTGAAACTGCCCAAGACTCCGCAAAAGCATCTGCTACTGCGGCTGCAAACTCTGCATCAAGCGCAAAGACATCGGAAACAAACGCGAAATCGTCTGAGACGAAAGCAAAGACCTCTGAAACAAATGCAGCGAACTCAGCTTCGTCTGCGTCCACATCAGCGTCTAATGCCGCGTCTTCCGCTTCGGC